TTTGCCCGCTCAAACTCAAACTTGAGTTCATCCACATCGGGCTTCTCTTCAAAAATCTGTACTTCGTTCTCCATAATTTCTCCTTTAGGATTCTACCATTTTATTTCGTAAATTTGTCAGGGCTTTAGCCTCAATTCGGGCAACTGTCTTGAACGATACACCGATAAAATCCGCTATCTCCTCGAGAGTAAAACTACCAGGCTCCCGCTCCTCCTCCATCGCATCCAATGCCTCGTCCACAACCATCTCCCGAAGCATCAGATCGATCCTCCGTTGCATCTGTGCATCCGTCTCATGCTTTGCGATACAGATCATCCTCCCCCTCAATTTTTCTCACCAGTACCATGCTCTTAGGCGGATGGTTGTCGTTTGGCCTCTTTATACACCTCCCGATCCCCTCCTTGTGCTCAAAGTAAATAAGCATCATCCGAACATTCGGAACCATCTTCAATACCCTCGCCTCCTCAATCTCCACTGTCTTCTTTACCTCCTCGAGCGGGACAACCGGCTTGCTATCCTGCTTATATATCCGCTGGACAGTCGATCTCGCACATCCCGCCAACTCCGCCACCTTCGGCCAACTCATGCCCGAGTTCCTAGCCATCACGATCTGTTGCCTGACTGCCTTTGATATCTGTACATTTTTCTTACCCATCAATACGATCCTCCTCCTGTTGCCACCATTTCCTCCTCATCGAAGTATTCAAAATTGCCCACGGCGAAGTACCTGGCATTATCCACGAAATCCTTACTCGGACATTTTAATCCAGCACTTGGTTGGTATGCCTGCATACAACTAATCAGATTCTGACACTCATCCGAAAACATCAGCCGGGGCTTATTATCCAAATCCATCGGTTTATCCCGATCCCATGCCAGCAGATTATTGATCGCCTGCAAACCCGTCTCGATATCCAACGCTTCCGCCGGCTCAACAATGATATCTTCATCCGATAAATCGTCTATGATGTTGGAAGATCCCTCCGACTTCTGATAACTCGCCGCCCCCAACCTCGGGTCGATTATCCGAGTTACCATATTATCCCCGCAAATCGATTCCATCCGCCTAATCTCATCCGCATAATCCTTTAATCCATACCCATTCGGTTGTGCCGCCTCTCCCGCACTTAGCTTGTCCTTGGTCAGGTCAATCCATCCACCCCAGGTGTCAAAATCAGGAAACTCCTTAACCGCCCAGGCGACCCCATGAGGATCGACTGCAAATAATACCATCGTCCAGGGCTTTGCTCCAGCAGGGTCAATCGATAATACCCAATTCGCATCCGTAAAATCAGGGAGATTTTCAGCCTGTACATAGTTGCGGTCTGTCAAATTTTTGAACACAGCCCTAGACTGCCTCACAGGGACTCCATACGCACGGCAGAGAATAGTCTCCCTCTTCTCCCCCTCCAATTGATTCTTCATCGCCGCCCAACCGCCAAAGGGGTTGGCCGCTGTATGAAAATACACCACAGAGCTGGCTTTGCGGATGGGCTGTTGAACGAGGGGAACCTCTTCACCGTCCAAAAGATCCGCTTTTGCCGATTCCACTGTTCTTGCTCCTGTGAGCATACTCTTTACCACCGAGTTCCAGCCATCAACGGCCGTGAAACTGATAATTCCCTTGGAATTGCGGGTAACTGTCCGAAAACGAAGTGTATTTACCCAGCTCATCGGTACCAATTCATCTGCCCAATAGCCGATATTATGGGTTCCGTTGACCGGTTCCTGCGGAACTCCGATCTCTCCACCCTCGATTGTGCTGATGTCCTGTTGCCAAAATCTAAAAATACACTCAGAGCGATTAGGCAGTGTGAATTTAGATGCAGTAAAGCCATTACGAAGGCTGTACATGACATATCCGACCTTACCCCTACCTAACGATTTAAACTCCTTTGGTAGGTACTTAAATATTAGCTTCTGCTGGAACTGTATACTGTTGGCCGATGTCTCCGTAAGACACCATATGATCGTTCCTGGGTTCTCTACGAGACACTGAACTACCCGCTTGGCTGCCCATTCAGACTTTCCTGCCCTATTCCCTCCCATAACGAGAATTTCCGAGTGAGTCTTTAACTGTTCATCTGCCCGCTTCCAGGTATCCAATTCAAAGCCACATCTGTAAGGATCATCCTTTTCATCTTTAATAGCCTGCTCTCTGGTCTCCCAATACGCCAAAATCGATTCAGGAGTCATCCGCAGGAGTTCCGATTTGCTGAGGGGCGGGAGAGCGGGATGGGGTGTCCATTCGAGTGGCATATGTCCATGTTAGCAGATGGAGCGGGTGGGCGGACATCGGGTTGGGCAATTTGTCAGAATTTTTTTATGGGACACAATCGGTCGCGGTGGCCGGCAGACCGCTCAACCTGACCCCCTCCCCCCCTGTCTGTTTGTCAGGATCATAATATTTTTTATAGTGCGAAATAGGGTGTTTTTTTCGTAAGTTACTGATATATATATGTATCCGTAACAAAACTAGATTTTTACGAGTTACGCATAATAAGGATTATGTCTAATTAGCCTTGCCAAATACCTTATTGATAATTCATTCTCATTATGCCACACCGATTCATTCCATGCCTACAAAGAGACCAAGAGAATATCAGAAAGCAGAGAATCTTCCGGCTAATCTGAAGACCGAAGAAGTGTGTCCAGCAGTATTCACTGGCCAACAGCTTTACGATAAACGACCCAAGGACTACGCCAAAGTAGTTACGATGTTGGCACAGGGTGCAACGATTACATCGATCACAAAGACCTGTAAAGTTTCAGCCCATACGATTGCCGTTGTCAAATCTAGGGAGCAGGAAGCCCTGAAGGACTCTAAAAAGCATTTGAGAGGCTTAATTGGCACTGCGACTCATCTTGCCGTTGAAAAGCTCATAACGAAGCTACAGGACGATGAGATACCAAACGGAGTCCTGCCAATCGCCACAGGTATCCTGATAGACAAGCATCGCCAGTATGAAGGTGAGCCTACCCAAACCATCGAGGTGAAGAAATCTTTAAGCCTGGACGAGATCCGAGCCGAGCTTGCCAATCTGAAAGATGAGAAGGTAGTCGATGCTGAGGTTTCGGATGTAGAGACATCCGCCTGACCTGCAATCCTTGGATTGCCAGCTTGGCAGGTTGGCTGTGTCAGATATGTTATCCGAGTGTGGGCTTTTACGAGCACAGGGTTCTTTCCTGTTATTCTTTTGTGCGATGTACACCCTACCTGTAATCTTTTAATCTCTCAATCCTCCGAGCTTGTAGGCTATGGTATCGTAGTACCCTCTTCCCTTTACCCCGGCCGACAGGGTAAGGGGTGGCGGGTGTGAGCGGTAGGTATTGCGAAGCAATAGCTAATGGCCGACTTTGGAGGCCATAGCTTACCCTGCCAGGGAAGTGGGTACTACTATAGCCTGTTTTTACCACCACCCTCCTCTTTATATAAAAGGGGGGGGGGTGGTGGTTCTAGGAGGTAAAATCGTCATATTCACTCGGTATAAGAATAGATGTTTGGGAAACCATTTTTAGTGATATGTACACTAATATTTTCCTTACAAATACTCATAATCGTTTCAAATTTCTTTTCTTTTATTACCTCTTTTGTTTTCTCCTCAAGCTTTTGTCGGAGCTTTTCGTGTCCCTCAACTGAGTTAGTTTTTAATATTTCGATGAGGGCGGTGGAGAGTTTTTCGTTTAACTTTTTGGACTCTTTCGTCTGACCTGGCTTTCGGAGTTTGGGTTCGAGGTCAGGCTTATGGATAAAGTTCGGCCAAGAAAATTCTACCACTTGGGGGGAGGGAGTCGGAAAGTCTCGGAGGGTGGCCTCGAGTACCAGGTGATCCTCTTCCTCGTGGGGAGTCAGGGTAAGGATGGCATCGGGATCTCTGGCAAACACGCCTGACCCTGATGCCCGGTCAATGTGGTCCGTGTCAGACTTGTTTCCTTTGGAGAAGTGGTGGGCATAGACGAATGAGCAGTCAAGTCTTTCGGAGAACTTCTCCATGCGGTTTACGACTTCGGAGATAGCACCGGCATCATTTTCATCGGCTCCAGTGGCGAGTTTATAGAAGGGATCGACAATTACGAGGTCAGGGCGGTGGTTCTCGAGATCTTCGATGTGGTGTACGAGGTCTTCGAGAGTACGGGACTGGCCTCGTAGGGAGCAGTACATAAAGTTTTGATTCTTGGGGTCATACTGGTCATTCGCATTGACCATCTCGGCT